GGTACTACACAAGCGTGGGCAAAGCGTAATAATCGTAGTGTAGTAGAAGAAAAGATTATGGATGTTGCTAAACGCAACATTATGAACACTCACGCATTAGTTAAACGTGTTGCTACATTGGAACCCGAATTGCGTATGGTTCGTCTTACTAGTGATATGCTCAGTTTCTACACTATGGATGGATACAAAGAATTCTGGCAAAGTACTGATGTACAGAATAGCTTACAGCGTTGGTTTGCACCCATTGGTGAAACAGCTAGAGCCAATGATGTTCGGTTATCATTTCATCCGGATCAGTTTGTAGTTTTAGCGAGTGACCGTGATGAGGTAGTAAATAAGAGTATTGAAGAATTTGAATATCATTGTGACATGGTTCGTTTTATGGGCTATGGGAAGACATTTCAAGACTTCAAAGTAAATGTACATATCTCAGGACGTAGAGGCCCACAAGGTATTAGAGATGTGTACAATAGATTGTCGCCAGAAGCGAGAAACACACTAACACTAGAAAATGAGGAATACACACATGGATTACTTGACTGCTTATCGTTATCTGACCTCGTCCCTACGGTCATGGACATACATCACAATTGGATCCGAGAAGGTGAATATATTCAACCTACTGATGACCGTGTTAAAATGGTCATTGATAGTTGGCGTGGCGTTCGCCCTACTCTCCATTACTCCGTCAGTCGTGAAGATGTACTTGTCGGTCATCCCGGATCACAGTTACCCAATCATGGTGCGCTGATTGAAGCAGGACATAGTAAACAGAAACTTCGGGCACACAGTGATTACTATTGGAATGATGCAGTGAACGATTGGGCATTGACATTTATTGATAATTTTGATATGATGTGTGAATCAAAGGCAAAGAATCTCGCCAGCTTTAAATTATATGAAAGATACAAATGTTTGACAAAATAAAAAACTTATTTAAAAAACAAGAGGTTGAACCTGTTGTTAAGAAAGAGCCGAAGCCTAAACAACAGAAACCTCCTACACCGGAGCTTACTGCAAAAGAAAAAGCTACTGCCGCTAGTGAACCATACGTAGCTATTAATAAAGTAGAAATCAATCCTGAAAATATCAATGATGGTTCATTTGATTTAGATTACAATGATAAGTTTGTGTTAAATCTTATTAAGGCAGGTTATAAGCAACGAGATGACGATACTGATGTAATCATAGTAGATAGGTGGTTTCAAACAGTCTGTAGAAATATAGCTTTGGAAATGTATGAACAACAGGTTGCTGATCCGGAAAACCGTGACGCAAGAGTTATTCGTACAAAGGATTTAGGTAACGGAAGGACAGAGGTAAGTTAATGTTTAATAATATTTCGTTGAATAATCCGGATTTTTATTTTGATTTGGGATCTATAGATCATCACACCAAGATATATCAAATTTTACGTGATAATCAAATCAGTAAAATGTACGTTTATGCTGTTATGTATAGAAAAAGTTTTATTGAACATGAATTTTTGAAGATTGGTCAAAGTTGTCCAGAACCCGGTGAGGATACTGAAAAGGCTGTAGGCGAACGTTTAGGTAGACAACTTGCTTGGTTTGATGGATGGGGTTATGAAAAGTCAAAAAGCTCCCATGGCGCAGATTTTTATTTCAACACAATGACTGAAATTAAAAATGGTAATTTACCTGACTATTTGAATGATAAAAAATACTTAAGTATAGGTGTGTGGAATATTGATAGTAGGGCACCTACAGTAAGTAGTTTTATTCGTAAAGACCGAGATATGACTGAATGGGTTGAAGGAGAATTAGCAAATCAACATAAAAAACAAAAACATTGTTTGCCCTTACTCAACTATAAAGACCCTACAAGGAATTATTCTTATGTTAATTGTAATGTAGATATGAAGCATTTTTCAACGTTATTTTCCTATTACTCAGAGAATTTGTTGTAAAAATACAACAAACTAAAATTTGACATTAAATGGATTTGGCTATACAATAGAGACTTATTAACTTAATTCAAGGTTTTTTATGGCAACGTCTAAGCTTACAAAAGATGCTATTAAATTCAACAAAGTTGTCAATGCCGCGGCAGCTACAACTTATAACACATTCCCGTTTATTTTTACAAAACCCAAAGCAGTTAAAATGTTGCGTCAAATTGTACATCGTTTGAAGCGCAAAAAAGGTCAGTATAATGAAGCAAGTATTGAAGATAGACTGACTCAACTATTTGATCCCAGCAACGGATCATGGCACAAACATATTGCCGCTCTTGTTAAGAAAGGTACTAAGTATGACCGTAGTTTACGTTTAAAATTTGCAATGGTCAAACTGAAAGATATCTTTATTGATGATGATATCCAACGTGATTTGGACGTCAAACATTTGGTGAAGATTGCAAACTTGAATCGTTTTCGTGTTCAATTTATGTCTGCTATTCAAGGAACTAAAGAAGTTGGCAATTGGAGATTCCATTCAACTAACGCACAACATACTGTAGTGTTAGAAGCCGCAATTGCATATCATGGATTGTGGGATGGTTATGACGGTGATTGGCAAGAACTAGAAGTTCCCTTTACATATATTGAAACGGATGACCGTTCATTTGCACGACAACAATTTGATGTGTTTAATGGTAAATACTCTAAGCCAATCGGCCCATACGATCATCACAAGATTGAGGTCTTGTCGTATCGTGTTGATGGCAATATGGATACTGAGTACAAAGAAGCACACGAATTGCAACAGATTTGTGAGGATAATGGGTTTGAGCCTTTGTCAGGTGATGAGGATGAGAATCGTGGTCATCCCAAATCTATCTCACATGTTAGTGCAATGCGTAAGTACAAAGGTAGGCCCTTGCATTGGGAATTCATTTTGAAAACTCATGCTAAGTACTGGCCCAACACTGAACTTCATGGTATGGAAATTGACTTGTATGGTTTCATGTACGAATATTTCAAAGTTAAAATGAAGGCTGATGTTAATTCTAAAAACTTTGAGAAAGAATTCTTAGATCCCTTCCATGCAGTTATTCAAACTTGTTTTAGCACTCCTGAAATGTTGAGTAGCGAAAGTGCAAACACATTCAAACGCTGGTATGCTAAGACTTGGGATGTTAGTGTTGATGAATCACCGGTTGACGCACAGGCATCATTTGTGTTGTTGATGAAAATGTATCGTAACTTGGGCGGTACTCATCAACTACCCGAAATCGTAGATTTGTATGACAACTCTAAAGCCGGTGACTTAACTAAGTACTTGCTCGCACCAGTTAAGAAAGCAATGAAATTATGAATGGATGTTTTTTATACATTATTGTAACGGCTCACTATATTAAATACGGTAGTGAGTTTGTACAATTGTTGGGATATGGTATTACTATCAACCCCAAGAAACGATCTAAACAATATAGCGACCATACCGGTGTTGAGCAAGAGTTTTGTTATTTGTTTTATGGACAAACAATGCACATTAAGGCATTGGAATCTATTATCAAACAACGTGTTGCTAGTAAATGTCACAAAATTTACGGAGAACCTGTTGAATGGGTTAGCCCTAAAGCTAAGATGACTGTAGATGAAATGGTTACCCTTGTCAAGGACACTATTGACCAGCAAGGATTTCCTATCAAAATGTTGAAAGATGATTTCTTGCCTTTCAATAATTTGGAACATCATCGTAAGATTACAGTCAAAGAACTCAATGCTAATCCAGACTTATACTTGGTGTAAATGTTTGGATTAGTTGACATAAACTAAATAGTAGTATATAATAGATATATGACACAAAAATACGCACTAATTGATACCGCAAATACTTTCTTCAGGGCACGGCATGTTGCGTCACGCAATAGCACAACAGAGGAAAAGATAGGCATGGCCTTACATCTGACATTAGCAAGTGTCAATCAAGCTGTAAAACGTTTTGGCATTGACCACTGCGTTTTTTGTTTAGAGGGTAGAAGCTTCCGCAAAGATACATATGCTCCTTATAAAAAGAATCGTGTAGTTGATGCTATGTCTATTACTGAAGCAGAGGCTGAAGAATCAAAAATGTTTTGGGAAACATACGCAAAATTTACTCAATATATTTCAGAAAAGACCAATGTAACTGTCTTGCGACACGAACGTGCTGAAGCAGATGATATGATTGCTCGCTGGATTCACATGCATCCAGCAGATTCACACTGGATAATTTCCACGGATAGCGATTTTCAACAATTAGTAGCGCCAAATGTTAAAATTTATAATGGGGTAACTAACGAGTTAATTACACTTCAGGGATATCTCAAAGAAAATGGTAAGCCAGTTCTTGATAAGAAAACTAAAGAACCCAAACTACTAGAAGATCCTGAGTATATACTTTTCCGCAAAATATGCCGGGGAGATCCTGGCGATAATATTTTTGCGGCCTATCCCGGAGCCAGAGAAAAAGGCACTAAGAATAAAGTTGGCATTCTTGAAGCGTTCCAAGATCGTCATAAGATGGGCTACAACCACAATAATTTTATGCTTTCTCGCTGGATTGACCATGAGGGCAATGAAATACGAGTTAGGGACGCATTTGAAAGAAACCGAGGCTTGATAGATTTGACAGCACAACCCCAAGAAATCAAAGATGCTGTGGATCAACGTATCCGTGAAAGTGTACGGGTTGAGACTACACCTCACGTAGGAATTCATTTTATGAAATTCTGCGGCCGGTATGATTTGGTCAAGCTTAGTTCACAAGCGGATTCGTATGCGACATGGTTAAATGCACCATATAAAGGAAGTTTAGTATGAGTGAACGAATTAAAGAATTGATTGAACAAGTAGGGACCGACGTAAGTGGTAAATGGATGAACGTTGATAATTCAGAAAAATTCGCCGAATTGATTGTTCGGAAATGTGCTGATATTGCTGATACTGCGGAACCATTCCTTGCTTCGGATTTAATTAAACAACATTTTGGAGTTGAATAATGACAAGAGATTATAAAAATTTACAATATATTTTAAACAAAACACCAGATGAATTATATGAGTGGTGGAATACATTAGATGATGAGGATCAAGCATATGCTATGGAAATCATTGTAGAATATCGTAAAATGCTAGATGAACCACTAGTAGAGGATTTGTCTTTAGCACATAGTGTACTAAAACAGTTTATGTTATAATGCCAACACTAGCAGAATATTTCAAAGCTAACCGATATTCGGGTAAATACAGTATTGGTGATCGTGTTATTGGTAAATGGAATAAGATTCCTTTTGTTGGCACGGTGGGTAATGATACACTAATTAATGAAATTGAAGGGCCGAGAATCAGTGTACATTTAGATTTGCCTATCAAATACAAAAATGTAGTATATAATATTTTACTTGTTAAACACAAAGACATAAGGTTATTCACATGAGCACCATATCCGCACCCACTCCCTTACTTAATTATACCTTACGGTATAATATGTTAAAAGATATCATAGAAGCAACAAAGAAAACTGATATTAAACGGGATGATAATCGGGAAAAAGATAAAATATTAAGTATACAAGCAGATAAACGTATGGATCAACATAGATTGTTTTTAGAAAGCATACAGGAAGTTAAACGATATGAATCGTTAAAACTTACAAAAGAATATCAGGAGTACCAATATCTATATAGTTTGGGTACAAAGGTTGACAAATACATTTAATGATGTTACACTTACACAGAGGAATAAAAATGACTAAAACACTAATTGCAAAACCCGTAGTTAAAAATCAATTTTGGATTGTTACAGATGGCAAAGAAAAAGTCGGTAATGTATTAGCTGATGGTTCTGGCTTTGAAGTTAAATTGAATGGTAATAAAAGCCATTATAAAAATACTACAGCTATCAAACGTAAGACAAATATTGAATTTGAAACTGTACAAAAAGCAGATAAAACTAAACACGACTTGCCCTTTAAGGTATATCCTACAACAGGTACAGTGTTCAATAGCATGTTAGATATAAAACGTAAATTACATTTGTTTACTACAGGTATTAAAAGTAAGTGCTATCATGCCGCAGGATGGTTTGTAATTCAACAGGGAAGTGAAAAAACAACAGTTTTTTGTCCTAAATACATCTTTATTGAGCGTTATCCATATCAAGGTCCGTTTAAAACAGAAGATGAAGCAAAAAGCATGATAAATAACTGATGATACATATTAAGCGATTCGTGGATAAAGTAACCCTGATTGAAGGCAAACAGGGAAGAGATGTGGTTATTCCCATAAGTGAAGCCCGCGGATTGCGTGATGAGTTAACTAAATTACTTGTAGATAACTATGAACTTTTACAGAATACAAACAAGGTAGAACCAGTATTTCAAGTAGAGATGAACGGTGGTAGATTTTAATGAGTAGAACACAACCTAAAATATTACTTGAATTAGTAGACAAAGTAACATATAAATGTGACCAGATTGTAGAGGCTGCGGGTATATGGGCTGTATTTTTTGACGGTCAACCTATCAATTTAAAAAGCCAACATTACTTAGACAACGAAGCAACACCTAAGTATAAAAAGACTAGCTTCAGTAATCCAGGACATGCACGTAATCTATGTCGTAAATTG